CCTTTTTGAATAGCTAGTAAAATTTGAGAAGGAGTATTTTCACTTTCCTTGTCTGGACCATAAAGATTTCCACGATGAGATATAACTTTTATATTCATCGCTTTACATCAATCTTGTCATTAGTTATGTTGGGTGCCTTTATACAGATTATCTCACAGTCCTCAAGAAATTCTGGATCAGCGATGTCATATGGTTCAAGAATAAAGATATCTCCAGGACCAAACTCTTGCCCCTGTATCTTCATTCTCCCAGAAACAACAAGATTAATTTCATCTAGGTGTTGGTGGTAATGCCAACCATACTTTTCTCCCTTTGTATGAATTTTATAGGAAGCTTCAAAAGAGCTTGTTCTGTAGGCAGCCTTTTCAAAATTACCGATGTACCATCCGCCAATAGAGTCTTGAACTTTTTTAGTTATCATTTTTTAGTCTTCTTTCTGTAATTCTCTAGGTCTGCTGGGGTGCCCAGGCAGATATATTGATCATTTTTAATCTTATATATAGAAATTTTTTTATTATTTTTAATTAAGTAGTTATAGGTTAAAGACACGTAAGACTCTTTTCCACTATGCTTACATTCAGATACTAACTTTTCTGCAGATTCTACAAAATCTTTTCCATGTTTCCAGTAATGTAGACCCACCAATGCATTCTTGCTAATAGGATTTTTTTCAGCAAGATGAGTAACAAAATTGTTTTTAATAACAGCATAGCTATGTTTATGGCTAGAGGAATTGTGGACCAGTATGCTACCGTCTATTCCGTCTGCCCTCGATTTTTCTAAGAAGCTTTTAGGATCCCAGGCAAGGTGCTGATCACAATTGGTTAGTATAAGCTCTTCGTCATTATTTATGTAGTCTTTTGCCAGTAGTGCTGAATAGGAGGTTCCATATTGAGGCCTGTCTGTGCAAATCTCTATATGATTTGGAGCTAGTTTAGAAAGTATTTCACTAAGTTTTTTATTAGATAGTGGGTCAGAGTACTTTTTTGTTATAAAAATAAACCTTCCATCAATTCCCAGGGTACTGATTGCATGCTCGATTAAAGTTTTTCCATCAATCTCAATTAAAGGCTTTGGAGTATTTATCCCAACATCTTTAAATCTAGAGCCCTCTCCTGCCATAGGAATTACAATATTTATCATTAGTTAATTATACCAGAAACTCTGGATAGTCTTTTTTTACTGAATAAAATATTTCTTTTGGTCTATAAATCTTGTTACTTTTTGGCATTCTTTTAGGGGATTCAACACAATAAATTCCAAAGGACCTAGATATTTCTAGGTGAGGAAAGTGGTAAGAATCTGTATTGTTTAAGATTAAAACTTTTACGTTTGGATTTGCAAAACATAAATTTGCCAGCCCTGCACCAGGAAGGGCGACTATATGACTTGCGGAATTGTACAGTTCCGCTTGCTCATAAGTCGTGCCTAAAGACACTCCTGGATCAATTATTTCATATCCAGCGTCTTCAAACATTTTTTCAAGTTTTGTTTCATCTGATACGCTCATCGTTCTGTCTGCATGCTCGGCATATTTTTTAGGATGGATATGTCCAAACAAGATTTTTTCTTGTTCGCTTAACGGATAACCATTAAAAACTTTATGAACAATTTCTGATAAGGCTCTAAGTCTTTTATCGTCTAAAGCCCTGCTTATAAAAAGTTTTCGATTTCCTTTTATATTTTGATTTGTTAAAAATCTTTTTTTCAATAAGCTTGCATACCCAATAGACCATTCAGCATGGTCTGCATTTGCTTCAAAAGGATAATGAGAGTTAATTATTGGGCCAGCTATGTAATTAAAGTCATTATAAATAAACAAAAGATTTTCTATTAAAATTTCCCCGTGAGATGTTAAATCTATTATATCTTCATCATTAATTTCATAAGCCTCAAGCACTCCCCTGTCCTTAAGCACTAAAAGGAAAAAATCAAAATCTTCCTTGTTGCATAATTGAAAAATTTTAATTTTTGCTTTTGGCAAATATTTTTTTATTATTTCTGTCTGACCTAAAATATCACGGATAAAATGATAGTATCCCCACAAGCCATCTTTAATTGTAAGGGCAATCGTTGGACCAGAAATCTTTATTTTGTCATCATGTAATGAATTTGTCAAAGTTATGTTTTTTATACTAAAAAGACTTATTCCTGGGGCTAGGATCTTTTTTGTTCCATCTTCCAAAGTGCCAGTTAGGGTGTTGTTTCCCATTTCAACATAAAAGGGATTTGTATAAGGGCTTTCTTCATAGTTTTTTTTCATTTTTTATCAATCCTGATTAAACAAGGCAGGCTAAGACGTAATAATCCTAGCCTGCCCGTTTAAGTCAAACTACTTCTTTTTGTTTGGAGGCCTTTTGGTTGCCACTGCTTTCTTTGCAGCTGGTGCCTTAATAGGCTTAGCGGCCTTTGCTGCCTTCTCTACGGCTTCTGCAGAGGGCATTACGCCGAAAGCTGCATCGTTTGGATTAACGGCTCTTAGGGCTACTGGAATCAATGCAGCCAGCAAAGAGTAGGCCAGATCTGCTGGATCAGTTACCCCAGCAAGATAAAGTGCTGTTGCTGCACCAAGAACGCTTCTTCCATAGGAAGCTAGCATGTTTTGTAGTTGTTTCTTATTCATTTTTCTCCTTAGTATAAATAATCATTTATTTTTTTTATTTCTTTATATTTCTTATAATTTCTAAGAATATAAAAGAAAGCTTTAATTTTTTTTATCATTTTAGATCCTCATTCTTAAAATCAAAAAACATTTTTGCGATATCTTGATGCCAAGCAGCTCCAGGATGATCCCCGTCTGCACCTATTTCCCAATGCGGAATGCCATCTTTATTTTCTGGTATTAAGTGTAAGAAAGTTTTGTTGTTAGCATACAATTCAGATTCTGGTGCAACGTACTGCTTGTAAAATTTAAAACCAGATGCGGAGTAAACGTCATCGTTTGCAATAGTCCCATAACTTGTCCAGATAAGGTCTATGTTTTTAGCTTCACAAAAATTTTCAAAAATTCCCATTAGTGTAGTTGCAAAAAGCAAAGAGTCTTCTTCGCAATATGAATCATAAAACCTTTTTATTGAAGCATTCTTTTTATGAACTAGTTCTTTATACTGATGCTTGTTCATAACTACACTTTTAAAGTTATCATAGGCTTCATCATAAATTAGCTTTCTAGAGTATGGAGGTAGTAAAAGATAGATTTGATCTGGTGCCCCATATTTTCTTATAAAAGCCATTAAATTTTTAATTATTAAATATATAGAAGCCCCCATTATTCCAAGGTTATACATTTTTACTGGCTTGGAAGAAGTAAGACCAATACTTTTAGAAAAAAGCTCTACCCAAGAATTTTCCTGAAAGACTCCCTGACCATATGTATAAGAGCATCCAGAAATTAAGACGTTTAGGTTACTCTCTTTTAATGTCTCAAAGTTTTCCGACCTAAACCCGTCTTTGTTGAGTTTATAGGTTACCTGTGGACCTTTATTTACCTCAACAGGGCAAACATAAGTCTCATACCCATTCTCATCTGAATACAATAACTCATTGTCTATTTTAAATTCTGTACTGCGATTAGAAATCTCTAAGTTTTCTAAATGAAACAGGTTAGCTTTCTTTTTGTCCATAATCTATTTTAGCATATCCTCAGAAGAATCTTCTGGCATTACCTTTACAAGATCATCGTAGGCATCAGATATCTTATCAATAATAATAGTGTGTGGAGATTGGCCAGCAACGGTGCCATAAGTTTTTGCATAAAGTATTTGTGGCTCTATCTTGTTTTTAAATTCAAGAAGGGCTGCCTGAACCTGCTCTATGTAGTCAAAAGCCCAATCTCTTGATTGAGATATAAACTTTAAGAATCCATCACTTTTTTCTATTGAATCAGAATCTTTTTTGTCTAATTCTTCTTTTAGCTTTTTAGAAATTATCGATTTGTCCAATGCTATTTGAATAATGTCAGCAGAAAGCCTTCTGTTCTTAGATCGAATAGCTAAATTATTAATCAACAAAACAACAATTATTAATAGCAACACCCCATAGGCAACAGCCTCTAGTATCATTCTGAACCACCTTCTCTAACCAACAAAACTATTGCTCCATTATCTTCTAGGGCTTTTTTTACTCGTATCATATATTCTACTGCTTGACGCTTTCCATCATGTGCTAAAGACATAAAGGCTTTTTCACTTGCCTTTACAGTAATAAAATTATTATGATCAATTATCTGTACCGCAAAACCTTTTGGAGCAAAGTGTGCCAAAGATCTGAAGGCATTTTTCATAGAGTCTGTATACATTATTTCTTTATCCTTGCTGACATGTTTCCCCATCTGCTTATTCTAATCATAGCAGTTTCTTCTAAGTGGGTATCAATTATTGAATGTTCCCATTTTGATGCAGGGACTAGCTTAGCTAATTCTATAGCCTCTTCTTCGGTTTCTGCAAATACAGAAATCTTGTACAGATCTCTGACTAAGCATTCAACTTCAAAACTTTTTGAGCCATTCCCAATTTTTGCCTTCTCTTTTGAGTAATAAAAATTTATTGTTTTTAGATGCTCTAGCTTATCAACTTTGTTTAGACTAATTAAACAATCTCCAACAGCAACATCAAACTGCTCTTCACCAAATACAAATCTTTGATTTCGATCAAATGGGTAAACATATAGGATTTCTAAACCTAAAGAGTTTTCTTTAAAAACATCAATATGACTAAAGCTGCTTTCCACCACGCCAAAGACTGCGTGAGAGTATGCTTGAAAATTAAAGTCTATTGCTTGCTGAAAAGGCAAATTCCTTAACAAAAAAACATTTTTATCTTTATCTATCCACATGTTATTGATCCATCGTTAAGTTTTTCCAAGTTTCTCCCCATTGTTCTTTGGTTCGATGCCTCGAAAATTCTCTAGAAATTTTTCCGTTTTCTAAAAATATTCCTCCCCAGACTCCCCATTCTTTCTGAGAAACTCCAACAGCAAAGCAGTCTTTTGAAACTGGGCAAGCTGAGCAAAGCTTGTCAATCGCTGGCCTTAAAGATAAGTTTTCTTCATATTTATCAAAAAATAAATTTGTGTCATAGCCGTTGCAAGAGCCAGAGTCTTTCCACTGGTGCTTAGGCATTGCCACCAGACTTACCAGGAATTTCCCAGCCTTGGGAAGTAGGCTCAAACCTTTGCTCTATATACCAAACACCTTTTATGCGAACCCCCTGCTTTGAAGTTTTTGCTTTATCTGAAGGGTATCGTTTTACAACGGTCCAGCCATCCCAAGAAAGTTCTTTATTGGAAGAAACAAACTTTTCCATTTCTTCAATTGTTTTTATGATCATTTTAGATTGCTCTCTATTTTTACTTTAAAACCTATAAACGCCTACATGAGCATCTTTGCTTTCTGCATACGATACTAATGACGATACTGGTTCTTTTGGTTTACTGAAAAAAGCAAAATATCCTAGACTATGAACATTTTGTTTAATCCAGCTTGGAGGGATTTTAATCATTTTAATGCGAATTCCTCTTGCCTTTAAGCTTCTTTCTGAAACGTTTGAAAATTCCAAGGCCATAGAGTTTATCTGTGCTGGCCCCGCAGAATAAATATAAAATTCTTTATCATCATCTTTCATTTCAGAAAGGGCAGTCCCCATAGCTCTTAAAAAAACGGGGTAGTCGTTAAAAGTTTTAGTGCCCTGAATAGCCACTATC